CGATTTGACTGTAGCTTTAGGAGAGGATTCACTCTCCGACTTTGTGAAACCCATGCGCTTTGCGTAGCTTTCCGCTTTTCTTTCGATGTCAGACTTGATTCGAGACGCCTCATAGTTAGCTGTCTTGATGATCAGCTGAGGAACCAAGCTCTCGTCTTGAATTGTGTAATGCCGCGACCTCTGTGAGGTGGGCATGTTCGCGAAGTCGTTCATGGTTGCGAACCTGCGACCGTCCTCTGTAACAGGGCGCTCATCACGCGGAACTGACTTGAGTATATTTTCAACCCGCATCGCTGCGTTCACAAGAGTCTGAACCTCTCGTGACTTGTTGCTGTAGCCGGACGGATTGTTGATGACGCGGACGGCTGCATCGAGAGCAGGGATGCTCCACTCCTCAACAATGCTCACGGCCTCCATTGCAATGGGATCGCTTTTAATATCTGCAAGCGCCTTTGCACGATCTGAGTCATACATGTCTACGAGATCAGGGCGCACGGCCGCTAGGAGGCTCTTAGAGCTAGCGTCATCTAATTCGCGACGGATGGGTGCGAGTTGCGCTTCTGCTTTCGAGCGGCGAATCTCATCGATCTCGTTGCCGTATCGCTTTGTAATCCGCTCTTCCGCCTCGGTGATGGCTTGTTCTTTTAGGATCGAGCGGTCGGCCTCTTTGAGATGCTTTTCTGTGACCTCGATTGAGTTGTTATCGATGAACAGCTTGTGGTCGTGATCATCCCAAGAGAAATCAACGCCCGGATTCTCTTTGCGCCACTTCTTCTCGTAGTTGCGCTCGTTTTTTGCGCCTTCCAGAAACTCACGAGCCAGGTCTCGACCGCGGTAGTCGTTGGGATGAAGTCGCTGAACCTCTAAGAGACGCTCAACGTCTTCTTTGGCATCTTCAGGGATGCTGACTTCCGATGCCTTGGCAGCCTCTTGAGCAGTTCGCTCCGCATGCACTCGCTTCTGGTCTTCGATCTGCCGATAGGTCTCAGCAGCAGCTTCGGCGGCGGCCCTGCTAGCAACCTCAGCAACCTTCTCAGCGGTGATCCTGTTTCGGCGAGGCGTGGGGACAAACTTCTCGTCCTCAAGATCTTCGTTAGTATCTTCGGATTTAGCCTCCGGCTTAACGGTCTCTCGGAATTCAGACTTCTTCTCGGCCTTCTTGGTAGGCTTAGCCTTCTCCTCAGCCTTAGGCGGAGTGTTGGCGGCGTTTTCCTCAGCCACCTTCTCCTCTCCAAGGAGGCGGTCGAGCAGCATCATGCTAGCCTCTTTTGCGGCCTCATCCATTGCTGCGGTGTTGTCGCCCTGCTTCGTGTCAGGAGGGGCGTGAAAAGGCGTTTGGGCCTCGGGAGCATCGGGTTGAAACCCAATGTCGTTCTGTTCTTCAGTGATCATGTTTATCTGTAATTTGTACCTCGGCTGTACGGAGCTTGAGCTTATCCGACAGCACCTCATTCAGGACGTTGAGACACGTTTGATAACGTGCGGCCTGAACCAATGCGCTTGCGGCTCGATGGTCTAGACCAGCCTGGGTGGAAAGGACGCTTGGGTTGCGAACTACGACATTCGCAGCCTCAGCCTGTAGGGCCGTAATCTCAGCCAAAAGGCATTGTTTCAGGCGAAGGCATTCCGGCTGCAGGAGCCATTTGCTGATCTGCAGGGTTTCCGCCTCCGGTATAAACTTGGTTAGGACTTCCAGCATTCTGTTGTTGGGCTATGTCGATGATTTTGAACAACCGCATTACCGCCTCGGCTTGCTTGTCTTGCCGCATTGCTAGCTGTTCGAGAGCTTGGGTTGTCTGCTGCGCCTGAGCTTGCATGGGCTCGACAAGATTTGTGCGGAGCTCTTCGCCCAGCTGCATGATCTTGCCGTCCACAACCTGAGTCGCCATCTGAGCGAGTTGCTGTTGCACTTGAGCCGCTTGCTCCTCCTGAGCTTTCTGAGCTTCCTCAGGGTTCTCTGGCTGGTTCTTTGGCAGCTGAATGCGCAGTCGGAAATCTTTTGGCGCACCGCTATAGACGAGAATCTGATTGAACAGCTCGATCAACTGCTCAAGACCGGCAGCTTCCGATAGCGCGGGGTTGGAGAAGATCGACTGGAAAGTCTGGATCATCGTGGCCGCAATCTTCGAGTCCACGATGCGATCAGCACCTTCTCGATCGCTGGAGAACCCATCAACGCGCAACGCATCTTTGCTTCCTCTAATCCCCGCTTTGGCGCTTCGAGACTCTGGCTCATCCACCTCAAATCCCATGTCTTCAAGGGACTTCCTCTTGGTGTCATCCATGTCGGCGACATCCGCCAGAACCTCGTCCGATGAGTAAGCCAGGAACGCTTCGTAGAGCATTTTCTTACGTGCTTTCATCGCGCCATCAATAAAGCTGCCAGTAAGCTCAAGTCGGTTGCTGGTGTTGGACGCTACGATACGCACCTCTTCAGCCGTCTGCTCGTGCGAGGCCGGGAACCCAACCTCTTGCGGGGAGTAGCCAAGAACCCGCTCCATCATCTGAAGTAGCTGGTTGATGCCACCGGCGATCTCCGTCGAATTACCCTGAGGGAGGTTTACAGGCGTGAACGCATCACGTTCCGATTGCTGCTGCCAGGACAGTTCTCGCTTGCTGTACGGGATGTAGGACACTCCGCGATACTTCTTCTCTCCGAGATTGCTAATAAGGTCGATGTACTTCTGGTCAACCACATCCGCGTTCCAGAATACAACGCGCTCCAGGTTCTGCTTCACGGTCAGAATATACTGAGTGAGCATGTTGGAGATGTGATCTTGGAACGGCAGGAGCTCCAGAGACAGCGACGAGTTGTGGGCACTGCCTTGATCCGCGTCGTACATGTAGGCTACCAGCGGGTTGTAGGCGAGGGGAACAGCGTGGCTGACAGTGTGCGATCCTGTGTGGATGAACCGCATCCAGACGGGGTGATCGTAATCGAAGAGATCCCACTCAGATGGGATCAACTTCGAGAAGTGGGATACCACGGTGACGCCCTCATCATTGTGGTTTAGCGTGTAGCGATAAGCATTCTTAAGGCGATCATCCTCACCAGTACCCGGCGCAAACATCCCTGTTTGAGGGAACTTTAGAGCGCACGGGAAAAGTTCTCGGTAGAAGTTGTACTTCGCGTCAACCCACGAGCCGTACTTAAACTGGATGTTATCTGTGTTCCAGAACTGTTTGTTGTTCTTTACGTCTTTAAACCTCTGAACATTCCAGAACCCGGCGTACTCACAGCCGGTATCCGTGTTCATTGTGGTGAGGCGGTTGGTCAAGTCCCAGAACACGCGGCTCGGGTGAGGGATCTCAAATCGAACGCCTTCCTTTACGGTGCGCTTGACCTCTTTCGACTTCTCCAAAAAGATCTGCTCCTCACGGTAGAAATCCTCCGCAGGGAAGTTGATACAAGTGCCGTACTTGAGCATCTGTAGAATCGACTGCCTCTCGTCCTCGCGATAGCCCATCTCCTGCACCATGCGCTGAATGCGGCTGGTAATAATCTCACAACGCAGACGGTTCGGCGTCGTCATTGACACCGGCTCATACTTGTAGAGAGGAAAGATGTCTCTGTCAGAAAACAGCTTTGCCCAACGCATTTTGGTGTAGGCCTGAACCAGCGGGACAAAGATGTGGAAGAAGGTGGGAAGATCTAGCTTCATTACGGGTTTGCCGTCCCGCCCACAGACCGCCGATCCATCCTTGTTACACATCGGAACAAGCATGTTCGTGAGTCGATTTGCCATGCCCCACGTTTTCATTGCGTCCAGAGCCTTCTCACCAGACACACCACTAGACAGCAGACCTTCGACTAATGTGTAAGTTATCTGCCGCTGCGACACATCATAAGCCTGATCAATCGCATACCAGAGACGAGCGTCGTCTAGATTACGGCGTATGCCTTCATCGATGCGCGACGAATTTAGGTCGATCAGCGCCTTGATCTTTTCGCTAGGAATCTCAGCAGTGAACTTAGCCTTTAGCTTTTCGGGCGTAGCACCGCGCTTTTTGAGCAGTTCGAGATCGACCATGTTGGTTTACTTTTTCTTAGGCCCACCGATCATAATGAGGATGCCCATGCCCTTCTTACCGCGCTTAGTCGGTTTGGAGTCTGACATGTTAGAGTCGTCCTCTTCATATGAAGAGTTACTGACTTTAGACTTCATGTCACCTTCTTCCTCGTCGTCACCCTCTGGTTCATCTTCATCTTCTCCCATGTCTTCGCACTTCTCCACATCGGAGACCTCTACGACTATTTCGGAATTGTTTTTAGAAATGACTTTGAACGTCGCGTAAACCTCTATCGTTTTACCGACTTCAGTACCAGCAACAGCGTCGTCAACATCGCCAATGGGAAGGGTCAATTCGCTCATAGTTTGCAACTTTAGATGGAGCATTCTCCTAGCCCATGCAACATGACAACCGAAAGTCGTACCGAGCTCTATGCATGACACTCAAGGCCGGTGGCTTCCCGATTTGTCCCCTAAGGGGTTTGAGGTGTTCAACAGTTACACCCGCTATTTAATGGTTGACGGACCCCGGAAAGCCGGGAAGTCGCTTGCCATTGCAAATCGAGTTGCTCGCCATCTATTTGAAAATAACAACGCAACGGTTGGAATCATCACTAAGACACTGAAGAACGGTAAGGTAGGGGTGTGGGCAGACTTGAACAACACGATCCTGCCAATGTGGATGGCAGCAAAGATCGGCATGAAGTGGATAAAAGAGCCCACCATGGACGTGGCGACGAAGATGTCCTACTCCAGAATCCGCAACGCCTACGGAGGGGTTAGTGAGGTACAGCTGCATTCACTGGAGAACGTGTGGGAGGTAGAAGCCAAGTTCAAAGGAACGCGCTTCTCGATGCTCTGGATCTCGGAGGCTGATCAGTTCGAGAACCGTGTTGTGTTTGACGCCCTCTCAGATCAGCTGCGCGTCGTTGGTATCCCTTACGAAAACCATCAGTTCATCGCTGACTTAAATCCACCTGAGTCTGGCATTGAACACTGGCTTGCGAAGACTTGGTTTCCAAAGCTACAAGACGGCCCTAATCGCGACGATTCTTATGGGCGTATCAATTTTGTTCTCGATGACAATCCGTTCCTCGACCCACGAGAGAAGACGGATCTCATCCAAAAGTACTCCTACGACAAGCAGCTGTATGCTCGTTATGTCATGGGTGAATGGGTAGAAGACGTGAGCGAAGGTCACTTTGCCGACGTCTTTGTGCCGTCTATCCACATTGTTGGGACAGTATCCAGCCCAAATGAGGATGACCATGAGATCATTGTTCCTGGGAAAAACTGCATCGAATTCTTCACCGGGTGGGATTTAGGCGACGTGAACCACGCCTGTGCAATTGCGGCAAAGCGCCTGGATGAGAAAGGCAACAGCGTCTTCGATGTCATTGATGAGGCGGTAATCATTAATAGGAAGATTTCGATCTCAGACTTCACCGACATGATGATGGAGAAAATGGCGTGGTGGGAAGAGTACATGAAGAAGGAACACGGTACGGAGCGAGTGCTGTGGCGTCACTGGTCAGACAACTCTGCATGGCGATATAGCGCTGCATCAGACGTGTATGACGAGCTTGTTGTGCGCCAGGTGTCACAGGGAAAGATTATGCTTCACGCGGTAACCAAAGGCTCTGGAAGCGTCAAACAGCGCATCGGCTTGTTAAAGAAGCTCCTGTTTGAGCGGCGTGTGTATATCTCTGCCCAGATGGTGAACGTAATTAAGATGATCCGGGAAATGAAGCCGGGTCCAAATCGAGCTGAACCAATCCGTGATGGAGATAAAAACAAACACATCTTCGACGCGCTGACCTACATGCTCATCAGCGAGACGCCCACGGATGTCGAACGGAGAGCCATTACGGTCTCCTCTAAAAAGCCCACTATGGTTTTCGCGCAATGATTCCGAAGATAACCTACATCAATAATAAGGACACAGAACTGTGGGTGATAACCGGAGAGACCTGGTCAATCCCGGTAAAGGCCCGGTATTGCGAGTTCAATGGCACGGAATACTACCACATCTTTCCTGCGGTAGCCCTTGGGTTTGCTCAGTCGGCCATTCTAGAGCTTACCATGAAACAAATGGGTGGCGAGGTAGAGGTGAGGGCAGGGTGGGCAGTGCCCTCTGAAGCGCTTAGGATTCGCTTCTCGAAAGCTCCTGGGATAACCCCTGAGTTCTATTTCCGGTGGCTAGGCGATGAGATTAAGACGCCATCGCAGGAGGCAATTGAGGGTAAGATCAAGGAGCAGCAGTCAAAGCTGGACTGCGCCGACTTCGTCAAGCACACCGCTCAAGCGTCTGGTATCGATGCAGGAGTGCTAACGATTGCGTGGATCGCACTAGCCCAGCAGATCCCGTCGTGGCTACTGCTGGGTAATACACTGAACCTCGGCTTTTCAAGGCTCGTTGCGGTGCCGTACCGCAAGAACTGGAAGGAAATCCTCCTCACCCGCTACCCGACCTTGAAAAAGGCGTTGATGGTCCGGGATTCAAAACGGCTCCTCTCGATGGCGTTCACCGCTGCGTCTCGAATGGTCCGCATGTCAGAGCTGACGGAAAGCCACCAACGCCGTGGCAGGACAGTGTTCAGTCACACGATCGAGGTGCTGCACGACTCCAGCTGGGAAAAAGCCTGTGATCAGGTAGAAGGTGAGGCGGCGGCACGACTTGGCCCTCTTGCCTACGTAAAGAGGTGGGCCAACCGTGTTTCGCAAATTGAAGACACTATCTATGAGATCTTGGCTGAACAGATCCAGAAAGAGACTGCGCCGACTTGCCGAGTTCTCTGGCGTCGTGGTCAGCGGGGTATGCAATTTGTTCAAGCATCTCCCACTCTCATTAGCTCTGCTCAGGTTGTGGAGTGCGACGACGGCAGCTGTTCAAGCGTTGACGATTTCCTCGGCATCGAAGACTCCTCTGCCTATCTGGAGGAAAAGGCTTCGCGCCTGTTACACATGCCCTCTGTTCAATCCTAATATGAAGACATGCGGGTATCACGGGGAGCTTGTGTCTCAGTCGAAACAAACAATGGGGTGCTGGTGCTACCTCCCTCTTGCGGCAAAACTACCGGACAAGCAGTGCTGGATAAAAGCAATGGGTGCCAAGGGTAAATGGATTCAATGACTCCTATTTCAACAGATCAAAACGTATGTACTTCTTCACAAGTGCATTCACTTTCTATCAAGCCGCCTATCTCAATGGCGATGGCCGAGAAGGCTGCGCGTGAAGCTGGTTTCAACATCATTGACGCCAAGCAACTGAAGGCTGCTGGTGTGTTCGGGGAGTTTGTCTCTCAAGTTGGAGCCATTCATCTGGGTCGTTCACGACTGGCCATGAACCTTGCTAGGACAGACAAGGCTATGGACTTCTGCGAGAAGGCCATCGAGCACGGTTCCTTTGACGATTCCGACTCAATGGTAGGGGTTATGAAAGTCCACGCCTCCCTGATCAGTGAATCCAATAAAGCAGCTGAGCTCCTGATCAAGTCAGCGCAGCAAGCGGCCGAGACGGCAAAAGCCGAGGCGTTCATGCAGCTACCCGGATTTGCTCCCCGCGCTCAAGTGGGACTCACCCAGGTCAACGTCTCGTTCAACGCGCCTGGAACTGAGCCCAACGTCACAACCCACGAGGAGTCCAACCATGCCGCAAATTAGAGGCGAGCTCTCCACGGACGATAATTTCAACACCAAAATAAACAACTATGGCGACCGCTCAAATCTACACCAACGCACTCCTGGAGATGGTCAACGGGACTCTGAATTTTCCAACGTCTGGCGCTCCGACCCACAAGGTCATGTTGATCGCTGCGTCCCCGGCGTACACGTTTGCTAAGGGTCACACGACCATCACGACGGTGAAAGCGGCTGGAGCAACCGAGATCTCAGGCACCGCCTACACGGCTGGTGGAAAAGTTGTGCCCAGCATTTCGACGGTCATCAATGCCGCCGCTGTGGAGGTAAGCATCGGGGACGTCGTGTGGGCTAGCTCCACCATCGCGGCTCGTGGCGCAATCCTTTATGCCCCGACAGGGAACGACGCCACCGCCAAGGTCATCGCGTACATCGACTTTGGAACGACCGTGTCGTCGAGCAACTCGTCGCTGACGATTGATTTCCAGACACCCCTCAAGCTGCAGAACTGAACCGCAGCATGGCCGACCTAATCGCGTTCGCGGGTTATGCTCGCGAGGGCAAGGACGCTGCTGCCCAGAGGCTCATTGCCTCAGGGTGGAAACGCTGTGCCTTCGGCGACATCATCAAGCGGCAGATGGACCCGCTGATAAACCACCACCTTGGGTTCTCGGCGTTCACCGAGGATGACACCCAGAAAAAACAGATCCGCCCAATTTTGGAACAGTGGGGCGAGGTGAACTATGACGGCGTGATGAGGGAGTTCTTCGAAACCCTACCGGCAAGGGCCGTGAACACCCGTCTGGTGCGTTTGCGCGAGGCCAAGGAGTGGATGTGGCGAGGAGGCATTATCTTGCGCATACGGCGTCCTGGAG